AGATTGATATTGCGATTTGCAGCTCTTTCTTGAAGTCTTTGCAGCTACACTCTTTGCACTTGCGGCACTTCTTGCGCTGCTGGTGGAACATTTGGCGGCGCTGGTTCTTTGCTTTTGTTGTTGGTGATAGTTTCATTGTTAAATCTTCCGTCCAATTTTTGTTATATTTCCAACTAGCCGCCCGCGCTCTTGTTTTAGTAGTCCGATCTTGCTCTTTGCTTCATACGCCCCAATGCAGTTTTTACATCCGTACATATGAATAGCCTCATCAAAATCAAACCCATTAACACCACCGCTAACCTTAACCTCCAAATAACAAGCCTTTAGGCAATTTGTTAACTGAAATTCACCGGACTCAATCCTTTTCATCCAGTCCTCTTGAAAATCATCATCTTCAGAGCCGTGGCATTTTTCAAGGTTAGTCTCTCGTTGTGATTTCAATTGCGATATCTCGTCGCTAATTTCAGAAATTCGTTTTGCTATCTTTTCTAAGCTGTTCATACCAACCCTTCGCTATACAGTTTTTCGTTAATCCAAACCTCACCAGCGTTAGTGAACATTGCTTGTGAGTATCCAAGGTCAGTTTGCTTCATTTCACCAAGACCTTTATCGATAAACCATTGCTGAAACACTCGTCCACGCTTAACTGCTTTGTTATACACCTTTAGCTCATCAAGTATCTTGTTAAGCCAAACCGCAGATTTTTTATGCTTCTGAGCCACTTGTGAGGCGTTCATTAAAGCAGATCTATCAACCAAGTTATCCACAAAGGCGACTTTTGGCGCTGCTAGTTCAAGCTGCTTGGCTTGGTCTGCTGCTAGCTGTAGCGCCTCAGCGTAGGTTTGTGGTATTTGCGGAGCTTGGTTTTTTTCAAGCTCTTGCCATCTATCAACAAGCGCGGCTGTGAACTCTGGTGATAATTGAGCAACGATGATGTAACTATCACGCTGGCAAACAAAATACTCGTAGTATGTCTGCTTATTTTGTTCATGGGTGTACGGCACTGCCGTGTACTCAGAAATCACATCTTTTGCCATCAACCTTTGAATTGATGTGCAAACATCTGAGTGACGAGAGTTAACCACTTTCGCAATCTCGCGACTGCTCATTGTTAACGGTTGGTTATTCGTTGCTAGCAGGTTCATATCCATTCTCCTCGTTTAACTCATCCGCTCGCTCTTGCGCTTCGGCTAAGTAGTTAAATCCTTTTTCTATTAACTCGCCAAGGTGAAGAACCACTGGCTTTCCGTTTACGATTTCCGCTTCAAACACCGGGTTTCTCCATCAAATTGAACATTTCCATAGCCTGTTGTTTTGTCATGTAGTTAGGTCCATCATCTCCAGTGCAAATTACCATTAGATCGTCATTCAACATAAATGCGCCAATATCTTCAGAATAACCACTTTGACCGGTAAGAGTTGTCTCTAGTGAATTGTTTAAATCATTTTTTCTTACCTTAATTTTATCTTCATAAATCATCGATTTATCTCCTGCTCTTTCGATGCGTTTATTATCTAGCTATTTATTGACTAAAGATAATCGTTTGTGCCTATTAATAATTAACAATTGATAGGAAATAAAAAAGAGCGCCAAAGCGCCCTAATACATGTTACGTCTGTTTGTGAGTATCCCGTTTATACATCCGACCTCGTGAAGTAAGTCGGTTTTCGTAAATCCGAGTCCAGCTATCTTTTGATGCCACTTTTCGGTTACAGACTTCTTGCCGGATATGTCGTTTTTCTCACATTGCTTTAGCTCTTTATTGCACTGTCTTGCGACTGCGTTCAGAGCGTTGTATGCATCATCACTGAACATGACCCCAAGCCCTTCCTGATTTTATACTTCTGATTAGGTCTGTAGTGCAATCAAACTTGCTTGCAATAACCTTTGTCTTAAACCCCTCTGCAATAAGCTGTCTGATAATAGGAATGTCGGACTCCTCAAGAATTTGGTTCCAGTTTGGTTTTCCTTCTGGCCTGAAGCTAATTCCGTTTGATGTGCATATGTATGAAACCTGTCCTCTAGTTAGACCTAGAAGCTTTCCAGCCTCCTTCATTGTGTGCGTGTGCTTTAGTTGGTTTAGTTGTTCTGATAGCTTTATGTGATCGAATTTTTTAGTTCCCATTGCTTTTCTCCATTTCTTTGCACCTCAATTTGTACTTTGAGATTATTTCCTTTATATCGTCAATTGTGTACTTCTTTGGTTTATGCGGACCTTCTATCCATTCAACTTTAGACTCGCCAATCTTTCTAATTAGTGATGGCCTGTAATGCTCGATGTTTCCTGATTTGTATGAATTACAATGCTCACACTGAAGGTGGCAGTTTAATTCTTCAAACCTAAGCTCAGGACAGCTCCCTACGCTTCGATAATGTCCTGCATTCATCTTTGCGCCTGTATTCCTTCCGCAGCTAATACATGGCTCTCCCGCATCCCTCAAGCGAATGAATTTATTAAACCATCGCTGAGCATCTGCAAGCCATTGAGATCGAGACTTTAGTTTATCCTTGCGTTCTTTTAGCTCTTTGCGTTCAGACTTAGCTTTGATTTCCCGACCTTTTTCTGCTAGCTTCTTCGCGTTCTTTGATGCGTATTCGATTAAGTGTTCGTTAGTGCAGAAGAATTGCGGCCCACGAATTAGACCGCTATCGGCAGGAAAGAACTTTTTGCATTGAGCGCACTTTCTTCTACTGTTCGACAACTTTAACCTCCAAAGTTAAATGCTTCTTGTGGTTTTTTCGTCCTAGGTCTTGACTTTGCTTTTGGTGGCTTGTAATTAAATGACAAGCTTCTTTCTAACGCTCTAAGTGCTGCGTAATCGCAAGCGTCTTTAAAAGGGTCGCGACTGTTACTAATTTGCTTCTGGTAATAATTCCAACCTTGCATAGCGCACCACTCAGCATTGTTTTCATCAAGACCTAAAGAAACCAAATGCTGCACAATGTTTTTTATGATAAATTATTTCATTGATCTTCCTCCCAATCTGCGTTTATTTCCCAAGCTCCGCAATCTTCGAATATCTTATAAGCCAAATCCTCTGGCACATCATCTTTCATGTTTGCGATCCACGCCGCGGTAACGAAGTTGTCAGCGCGGTTACTTTTTCTAAACTCTTCGATCATGTTCCAGTGAATATCAGCTGCTAGTTGTGATATATCGTCATGCTTGCAAGGCGTGTCGATGTCGATAGTCTGGCATTCAAGGCGATTCTTTCCGTTTTTCTCTCTTGCCAAAATGTAGCAGTGAATTCTCCAGTTAACCTCAAGTCGCTTTAGCACGTCAGCAAATCCTTGAGTCATTGCGCACTTTTGCGCGCTGGCATTGTATGGCGTCACAAACTTCATGGTTTGCGGCTCCCAAGTCAGATAAAAATGCTTGAGCTGCTTTCTTGCTTTTTCCTGCTGGATTCGGATAAGCTGAGCGCGCTTTTTCTTTGGGATCGACATCGGTATGCGTTCGGATGTAATTAAGTTTGGCCTTTTCACTTCTTGCTCTCCAGTACCTTAATTAGACATATTACGATTGCGCGTAATGGATTTTTGTCGCTAGCAACATAATGCGTTTGAGTTGCAAACATTCCACCGCCAGACGAGTAACCACAATCCCACAACCCATTGCACTCTTGGTGATAAATTTTGTGTTCAACCGCTAATGGCATTGTTTGATTCCAATCTGACGTAAAAACATATTGTTCCCATGGCTCTCCATCCTTTAAGCACCAAACTGTATCGGGGTATCTTTCCCTATAATTATTGTATCTTTCTAGTGGAGTTACATTATCAAATGAGAAATTAAAAGGCGCATCATCAACATCGGCAACTTTCATTCCAATCAATTCTGCCAATCGCGCATTTAGCATATAATTTGTTGCTATTTCGTAATTCATTGCTTTTCCATCTCCATTTTCTCTTTGATAATCTGCTTTTGCGCTTCAACTTCTTTCTCTATTAAGTCTAAAGCGCATAGCTTGTATTCTGGATCGCCGCTATCTAGCATTGATAGTGCAAACCCTATTTGCTCTAGGAATTTCTTTTCGTTAATCATATTTTAACCCTTGCTTAGTCAAGCTTGTCACCTCGGCTATAGAACTTCTCCATAATCTCTTCTTGACTCATTCCGTCAATCTCTCTTCTAGTCTTTGCTGGAAGGTTTTTGATTGCTCTCTTTTCTATCTCATCAATCTTATCCATTACATCTTTTTCAGTTAATGGAGGAAGGATATTAAAACGCTTTGCAACTATACCGAGCGCTATCTCTGAGTCACTCTTGCTCATATTCTTTATCCTCAACAAAAGTTAATTGGTCGTAAGTTACGTAACCATCTGTAACTTTGATGTTTGTAACCTTGTTTGACTTTGAAAGCGTTTGGATAATTTCCTTCATGTGATTATCGTCTCTGTATCTTAGTTTTAATGGCTGTGGCTTTTGCTTGATCATATTCACCCCTTAGTTGTGATTAATTGTTGTATAAAGATAGGGGTATGTCAACCAAAAAATAATCCAAAAAAATGGTTGATTTATTTCTCATTAGGTATTAAATTTAACTCATCGAAAGCGAAGGAGGTTTTATGGCAACAATACGTTTTCCAATTTCTGAAGATACAAACAAAAAGCTTATGTCTATAAAAGGCGGAAAGCTAAAGCAGAACTACGCCGAAGAGTTATTTAAGAAAGCGGTAGATTCTGAATATAAAAAGAAAAACAAAAAGTAACGGGGTTAGTAATGAGTGTTCCAGTAATGGTTATTGGTGACAGTGGCACTGGCAAAACCAGATCCCTAAAAAACCTAAATGCAAGTGATTGCTTTCTTGTTCAGCCAAAAGCAAAGCCATTGCCTTTTAAGTCTAGCGACTGGTCGAAGTGGGATAATGAGTCAAAGACTGGCTCAATAGTTCGCACCGATGATTACAACGCAATTAAGAAGGTGATAGGAGCTGCCAGTAAGGTTGGTAAAAAATACGTAGTGATCGACGATGCTCAGTACATCATGCTTAATGAAGAACTACGCCGCTCTAACGAGACTGGATTCAAGAAGTTCACGGACATGGCAAAGTCATTTATTGATCTCGTTGACTTTGCTGCAAGCCTTGAGTGCGGAACGATTATTTACTTTATGTTCCATACAGAAACAAATGAGCAAGGGGAAATTAAAGCGAAAACAACGGGTAAAATGATTCGTGAGAAGGTTGTACTTGAGGGATTGTTTAGTATCGTTTTGCGATGCCATTGTCAGGACGGACACCACTATTTCACAACAAAGTGCAGCGGTATGGACTGCGTAAAAACTCCAGAAGACATGTTCGAATCTGAAAAGATTGAGAACGATTTAAACTTAGTAAACCAAGCAATTATTGATTATGGATGGGTATAAAATGAACAACTTTATGACTTTTGACAAGGAAGCAGCTCAGAAAGCTGGTGGTGGTGATTTCGTTAGTGAGTCAGGCTGTTATGTTGGAGAGATTCAAGCTAAGGCGATTACGGCTGGCTCTGGATCGAAAGGTGTTGAGTTTTCAATGAAAACCAATGAAGGCCTGCAAGCTAACTACATCAATATTTACTTTGAAAAATCCAATGGTGATCGTATCAATGGCGGTTACAACCATCTTCAATCAATTATGGGTCTTTTGCAGATTGGTCAACTAGCAATGCCTGTTGACGATGGACAGGGAAATTTCTGGATTAAAGAATTTTGCGGGAAGCAAGTAGGGCTTGCACTACAGAAGCGACTTTACACAAAGAATGATGGTTCTGACGGTTATGACTTCCAACTTCGCGCAATCTTTGATGGTCAAACATTACAGACTTACAAAGAGAAAACCAATGGCGATCCGGCAAAAAAAATCCCAATGCTCGATGAAACCATGAAAGATATTGATGAGCGCAATCAGGGCGGTGCACAGGGCGATTACAGCTCACAACCATCTGTCGACAACTTCGATTTTTAACCAACCAAACGGGCGGCTTATGTCGCCCACTAACAAGGAATGAAGATATGAGCAACGAACTAGTAGTAATTGAGAAAGAAAACGCACTTGCAGTTTTATCTGATAAAAGCGGAGTTGAAAGGCTAATTGAGGATGTGCGAGAGCGTGTTATGTCTCTTGATGGAGGTAATCTTGATACTGTATCAGGTCGCAAAAAGATTCGCTCCAACGCTTTCAAGGCAACCAAGGCAAAAACAGCTATCAATGAAGAATACATTAAACCACTTATTGCAAGTGTCACCGCTGAAATCCAGCCTCAACTAGACACGATTCAGGCACTAAAGGATAACAAGAAAATCCTCGATTCAGGCTTGGATGGAATCCGCAAAGATGTCAATGCAGAGGTTGACGCAATTGACAATGAAATCAAGCGTATCGAGGAGGAAAAGCGACTAGCAGAAGAGGCCGAAAAGCTACGCCAGCAAGTCGAATCGGATCACGAAATTGCTTTACTGCTCAATGAGAAGTATGACCGTGAACTAGAAGAAAAGCGCAAAGCCGAAGAAGACGCAGAGCGCCAACGCAAAGAAGCGGAAGAAAAAGCAAGAATTGAGCGTGAAAAGCAAATCGCTGAACAAGCTAGACTTCAAGCCGAAAAAGAAGCTAAGGAACGAGAGGAGCGCTTAGAGCGTGAACGTCAAGAAGCCATTCAGCGAGAAGAGCAAGCCAAGCGTGATGCCATTGCAGCAGAGGAGCGACGCAAGGCTCAGGAAGAAGAAAACGAACGTCAGCGCAAACTTGCAGAAGAGAAGGCGAAGCGCGATGCGGAAGAGGCAGCAGAGAGAGCGAGACAGGCAGAAATTCAACGCCAGAAAGATGAACAAGATCGCCAGCGAAAAGAGCAGGAAGCGCGCGAGGCGAATAAGCGACATATTGGTGAGATTCGCAAAGCTGCTAAAGAGTCGCTAATGGCCTTAGGACTTAGTGAAGATAAAGCAAAAGATGTCGTCATGGCAATCCATAACTGCGAGATTGCTAACGTTAAGATTAACTATTAAAAAAAAGGGGCATTGCGCCCCTTATCGTTTCAACTCTTCAATGTCACTCTCAGCGCGTGATAGTCTCACTTCCATCTTGCCAACGTCTAAGCTGATTGTGTTAACAGTGTTGTTAAGTTTGACCATTGTTTCATCTAGCTTATCCATGCTGTTAACTAATTGCGCCTGAACTTGGCTTGACTGCCCTTGAGCGAACACGTACCCAATAGTTGGGATTAAAGCGAAACTTGCGATTGATAGCGCAATTGCACCTTTACTCACTTCCATTATCAGCAACCTTAGCAGTTACCTTTTTAACTGCCTGTGCGTCATCCGAATTTACGTCGTTATCATCACGACCTTCTAGCGTGTCGACAGCTAAGTCAATTAGCTCTTTAATAGCAAAACTGCCAAGCTTGTATAAAGCCGCCGCAAGTGTGGGATCTAAACTCATGTAACACCTTCTCAAATATAAAACATTAAGCCCAAAGTTATTGTATCAGCAAGAAAGCAAACTAATCCACTTTGAAGATATGCATTAGTTCGCGCAATCTATATTTGTTCGATGTTAACGCGCTAGCTTTAGCTTTATTTATATATTTCATACAGGTCATTAGGGCTGAATCTCCAACCAGAATCCTTTCCTGTTATTGCGTTAAAACACCACTCACTGCAAAACTGCCTTTCTTTTGATTGGTAAAATGGAATGGTCGAAGATATCGCACCAAACAAATCATATTTCTGACTCTTGGTTTTTTGATAGTAAGCCTCTACGGTATCGGCTTTTATATCAAGCTTGACCAATTGCCATTTGCTTGATGGCAGCTTCATGCGCTTAATACGAACGCCACCATCACGATTGGATGACGAGTAACAGTCATAGTAACCAGCACCAACGTCAATGACTAGCTCTGAGTGAGAGAACTGGCCTTTAGTTGAGGTGCGTATTAGCCAATCAAAAAAGCGATAAATCGATCCTTTTACTCCGCCATTCTTTTTTCTGCCTTTATATAGCGCCAAGTAAACGTTACTCATACATTTCACCTAAAGCTTTAATATTAGATTGAATCTCTTGAGAAAGGGCTTGCACTTCTTCTACCGTTTCACAGTCCAACAACAGACGCTTGCGCATACGTTGCTCTCTCAGTTGCAATTGAAGTGCGCGCAATGAATCTGCCTGAGCAAGTATAATGTCCGTAGCTTGTTGATTGCTGATACCTTCCGGCTCTGCATAGGATGCAACGTAAGCGCCACATTCACCTTGATAGCCAGCTTCTTTGAATGCTTTCGCTTGAGCTTCCGCAATTTCATATTCTTCTGCGAATCTACTCCATTTGCTTGCTACGGATGACGATAAGTCATCAATGTGATTTGATTCATTAGAGATCGCATCCGACAAAAGGCGCCGTTCGCTTTCTGGTGACAATTCCCAATCATCTAGTTCATCGCTAAACGTATGGTATTTCGATGGTGCTGTTTTTAGCGTCCAACCTTGTTTGATATCACCGAGTTCATTAACGACTTCTGACTTTGATTGGTCAAGCTTGTTGTAAATTGTCTCACCACGAAAGTCTGGGATGTATTCCGTTGATTGCGGACGACCATACTCGTCAAAATCGCAAACTAAAACAGCCTTTCCATGTTCAGGTTTCAATGGTTCCGTAAGCAAAGCTGCAATTGGAAGCTCATCCATTTCTGATTGTCTGATTAGCTTTTTAGGTTGATGATCGACTTCTAGTGTTGTCTTGTCATAAACGTAGTAATTAGTAATCATAGCGCGTAACCCTTCCATTCTATATAACCTTTAGGCATTGCTTCGCTACCACCCTCAGTCGTAGTAGTAACTGTTGATGTTCCAGTTGGACCTGTAGAAGCATTGTTACCCGCACCGGTAGAATTTTCTGGCGCTGAACCAAAGCCCCAAGAATGTGAATGTTGTTTATTTTGATCTTCATGCGTTTCGCCAGCTATCCATGTTGTACCATCTGCAGCGCGAGTAAATCGGCCTTGACGATCAGGAATGTTCAACAGGTTTGGATTACCACCATCTATCCATTGTGGTTTTGCCGCCGCTAAAGTGTGGTAAGTCAGGGCTGATACCTGTTGACCAGCACCTACCATCATAATCTCTGGAAGGTTGTCATCATCCCAAGCCATGGTTTCACCCGCGATTTTCGTGGTGTATGGCTTCCAATAATATGGCTTAGTGGTGTCTGACCAACCTGGTCGACGGTTTGCTGTATTTAGAGGATCTCTACCAGATAATGATTCAACGTTTGAGTACCACTCGTACTCCTCAATCTCTCCAGATGAGTTAACAATCTTTGCTCTATCTTTGTAAGAAAAAACCTTATCATCTGAATAAAAACCATAGACATCATAAACAACTGATGCCGGGCTGAGATCTAGAACTCTACCTTTTGACTCAGTAACAAAAAACCACCAAACTTTAGAAATCCCAAGCGTTGAGAAAATAGCACTGGTCAATTCAACCTTTAAAGTTACCGAATCGACCTTTGTTATATTTACTCCGCTTGTTGAATTGGTAATAAAATGGCCATTTCCAGTTTCATCAACAACATAAACAGGTACTTTTGATTCATCAATTAGAGCAAGTTGCTCACTTGTGTAAGTGAAAGTCTTGTATACACCAACAGTAAAAGCAATACCATTATCGCTACTTGTAATAGAGCCGCCGCTTGCGAAGTTATCAAGAGACCATTCATCACCATCATTGTATGTGGTTCCTAGTGTATCTGGATAGCCATTAGGAGACGGAAGTCTTGATTGGTGTTTTGGGTCAAAAAAACCATTCCATGAGTTATTTATAGGGGTTGCAAAAATTCGCTCATCAATCTGAGATTGATCTACAACTCTCCTCCAGTTAATTCCGTCATCATTTGGGTCTAAAGATGTTGACTGAAGCGAAACGTAATAACCACCATTAAATTGCCACGTCTCACCAGACGATGAAGCAGAAGACGTTCCACTTTGCCAAACGCCTTGGTAGTTATTGTTTCCAGCGGCCGCAGTTGCATCAATTGCGGCTTGCTCTGCTGTAGCTGCATTTTGCTCTATATCTAGTGCTGATTGGTTAATATCATCAACAGTATCATTTACCTCTAACGCAAGGTTTTTTTCGTATGTTAGCTGGTTCTGCATATTTGCAGAGAAAACGGCAGGCTGCTGCCCTGGTATGGCAACTTCCCCTGCATACGGCGTTAGCTTTCTAATTGTGATTGCCACTATATTGAACCTCTTACTTTAACTGAATAACTTACAACAGACGGGTTTGAGTATGTAACTGGAGATCTCTCATATCGACCATATGTTATCAAATCCTGATTATCTCCGATATCTCCAACCCATACGCAATCAACACCCCTTGATGATCTCAATCTTCTCTCTACGGATTGAGCCAAAGGCTTTGGTATATCTATCTCATATGTATTGTATGAAACAACAGGCCTTTCAACTTCACTTAGCTCGCCAAAAACGTCATATTCAACGTCTGAGTAATCTATGGTGTTTGACTTGGTGTTAACGCAGGTTACACCCATTGACTTTGACATACCAAACAACATGGCACCAACCTCAATGCCAGAGCCAGTACCAGTAATCGTAACCCTTATTGTTGAGCCTATATATGGCGGTATATCTTTAAAAATGCCGTCATTGGCAAATATTAACTGATAAAATGCATAGCTGTAGTGATCGACAATTGAAGATAAATCTATAAATCCCTTTGTTTCGTCATAGATGATTTCTCCACCGTAAATAACCTCTACACTGATGCTTTCCACGCCAACAACACCAAAAAATGAAACGTTATCAAAAATTACACTCGAAACAACATCTAAAGTAAAATCAGTTGTTGACTTGGTTTTGTTCTTTACCTTTCCGTCAAATATCGCCCACTTGTTTGTTGGTCCGATGTCTATCCATTCTGCTAGAGCGTCACCGGTTGCAGTTAAGAGTGGGTCGCTAAACGTCTCATCAACTAAGCACCTGTACCTTCTGTGGCTGCTTTCTCTAATAACCTCGTCACCAATCTTATAAGAACCTGCATTTATAAGGCTTCTTGAAAGGACTGTAAACTCAGCATTTGTTACTGCGCTAAGTTTGCTATTCTCAATCCAAGTTATAGCCCCGTTGAAATATGAAGTAATTCGATTTGGATTGTTTGGATATTTAGAAAACTTTACGCTACCAAGGTGATTGGGAACTAGGTCTACGTTGTACTCAATGAAGTCTGTTTGCTCTGTAGAGTATTCTGTCGATATGGTAGCCAATATCCCACCATCCCTGTTTGATGAAAGATATTGCGCATTACCAGCAAATACACCAGTCCCAATAGATGATACTAAACCGCCAGATAAGTTAATCCTGTAAAGCATTATCTCAGCATAATCATCACCAGAGTAGTTATCACTAAATAAAACAAAAATATTGCCGGATGATACGGTAAAGTATGACTTTGATGCTTCTTCAACCTCTACCGGCATGTTTGTGAGCTCAACAAGACTTGTAACAACACTTAAAGGAATTCCACCCTCCCTTCCTATGTCGTTTATAACCTGCCTGTAAATTGCTTTTGGAAGTCCAGTTTTCCAGAAGACGTAAACAGTATCTCCATTATTTGCAATTCCTTCTGGAGTCGCATTAGGATCGATTCCTGTTATGTCGGCAAAGTTTCCATATAGGTAAAGAAAATTGTAATTCGCGTCGTATTTTGCAATCTGATAATCAGTGCCAGGAAACGCCTGAACGATGAGATAAAACTCGCCATAATCGTTCTGCATTATATGATGAAGACGACCGTAACCAGTAGGTAAAACGAAATCACCGTAAACAGTTCTAGTGGACTCGTCTTGCCATGATTCCTCACCAAGTGACGCATCGGGTTCTGGTATATCAGAGTAGGTTAATGAACTATCAGTAACCTCCACTGGTATAGTTAAGCTAATTGTCATTACGATTCAACCCTAACTCTTATTGTGCCGTTAGCTATCTTTTCAAGATACTCGCTCATTTCATTTTGAATTCTACCAGTATTTCTACTTAGGTTTTCAATTTCATATTTAAGCTCTTGCATAGCTTGCATTGACTCCTCTGTGTTTTGCTTTGACTCACCAGAAAGTGCCTCTCTTATCTTTTCTAATTCAGCAAGTTGCTTGTCTTCAACCGTTAGTTGACCCTCAGTAATATCAGCAAGCTCTAGTAGTTTTCTTGACGTATCAGCTTGAGCTAATTGAAAATCAAGCAAGCTAGAAAAATCAGATTGATTAGGCGCTATAGATGATAAATCAAGACCTTCTGCTAGAGACATATCACCCATTCTAGCAGATGTAAGCGCTGCGTTCAGGCTAACCTGTCTTGCAGCTTCGTTAACCTCGTAAATACCAAGAGCTGCCTCTCTGTATCGATTTGATGCGCTTTCTAGTAATTCATAATACGCACTAGCCTCGTCGGTAAGGTTAAGCAATGCCGCTATTTGAGCTTGTCCTGATTCTGTTGATGCATTTAAACTACTCATTAACTGCCACATTCCATTGGCAGTTTTTGGTAGCTGCAAACCAACTTCTGACAGAGACTTAGAT